CAGGAACTCCATGCCGTCCGTGAGGATGCCGCCAAGGGCGTCGTCAACCGCGCCATAGACACCCGATGCCGCCCCGAACAGCGGGCCGAACGATCCGGCTGTGATACCCCCAACACCAAGGCCAAGGACGCCGGCCGCCAGTTGCCCCTGGGAGTAACGGTCTGACGTGCTGAACTCAAGACCCGCGCGCTGCCGCGCAACCATATCAACCGCGCCACCAATGCCGAGCTGCAGGGTTTGTAGGGCCTGAAGCATGCCCTGGTTGATGCCTACCAGCTGGCCGATACCGCTCTCCGAGCCTTCCACGGCACGGCGAATGCTCTCTGATTTTGCGTTGATATCACCGAGTACGGTGCCGGTGCCCTGGCGCGCCTGGCGGTCTTCGGTTGGGTCCCAGTCGTCGCCGGAGAGCCAGTCGGAAATCTTGTTTACAGCAAGTCCTGCAATGCCGCCGGCAACCGCCCCGGCAATGGGGCCAAAAATCCCAGCCGCGGCTTGGCCAGCCATCTGCTCAGTCAGGGCATCCGTAACCATGCCTCCGATCGCTCCAGCTAGCGCCCCGCCAATGCTGGCACCGATTCCATCCCAGTCGCCGGAGGTGATAGCGCTCTGCAAACTGCTGGCTACACGCTGGCCCGCAGCAGACATTTGCTTTTCCACTTTCTCAGCGAAATCTGCGCCGCCTTCATCGCCGGCGTCGGCCATGCCTTCCACCAGGTTGGCAATCAGAGTGTCACGATAGGACTCTGAGATATCTCCGTTTGCCGCCGCCTCGATTAGGAGCTGCTGCTTTTCGTAAACAGACTCAAACTCAGCGCCAAGAGGGTCCAGCTCGTTCACCAGGGCCATGACGGACTGCTGATATTCGCGCTGCGCGCGAGTAAGCTCCCGCTGCGCCTCCTCCTCTTTCTTGGTGGCGATCGCCGCCTGCTCGTGCTGGTAGATTTGGTCGTAGTAGGTATTGATCAGCCCGATCTTTTCTGCGCCAGCCTTTGCGTCCCGCGCAGCGGCAATGTCCACCTGGCGGTTGTACTCAATCATCTCCAGGGTGCTCTTGCCCTGGGTTTCGGCTTGTACGCGAAGCTTTCCGATCAGCTCATCAACGGCTTCAACGGCATCGCCGCCTGCGGCTCCCGCCAGATCCGAAAGCGTATCCCTTAGGAACTGGGCTCGCTCTTCTGCAGTGCGGGCAGAATCAAAGAACTCTCCAATGCTGCCAACCAGATTCTGCAGCGGATCACTCTCGCGCCCCAAAGTAGTGGAGATTTCCGCCACGGTTTGTTCGAGAACGCGGAAGTTTTCGATAACCGGGTTTGCATCTAACGTTCTCAGGGCAAGGAAGATCCGGCGTGCAGCCTCGACACCTTCATCGCCCGCAAGCCCAAGCGAGTCACGGAGATCAATGACCGCGCCACCAACTGCCCGCCCAAACGGCGCACCCTCGAAGAAGTCCGATAGGTCTGAAAAGCCAACAGTGTCGGCAATATCATCAAAAGAGTCTCGAATGGCGCGGGCTGACTGGCGGGATGCCTCCTCGGCTGCCGCCATCGCGGATACGATGCGCGCACGAGCGGCCACCTCGCTTTCCCTGGCAAGATCTCTGATCTCTCGGGTAAGCGTGGGTATGCCATCGTTATCCTCGATGGTTTCATCCAGGGACTTCATGGCTGCATCAAGGGCCTTGGTGGCATCCTCGCCCTCGCCCATAGAAGCAACTAGCGATCCACCAATAACGCTGCCGATGGCGAGCACAGCACCAAGTAACGCGCCACCGGGCCCCAGAATTCCGAGCAGCTGAGAGCCTTGCTGACCTAGCGCGACAAACGCGCTGGTGCCAGAGCCGACTTGTACAAAGAAGTCCTGAAACTGATAGCCAGCCTGCTGAAGCGAGCCCTTCTGAAGGCGGAACATCCGGTTGGCTTCTTGCCCGGCGGTGGTAAGGCCCGCCATCTGGCGCGTGTTGGCCTGGGCGGCAGTGGCGGTACCTGTCAGAGAACCCTGAAGGCCACGGACTTCGCGGGCGGTCTCCCGCACAGTGCCGCTTACGCCTTTGTTGTTTGCCTTGATGGCAAGCGTCAGGTTCATCTGTTCCATGGTCAGTCCTGTTGCTCCCGGAACGCTTCCAGAGCGCCGCTTTCAATCGTCTGGAGCTGGCTGAACGTTCTGGCCGGATCGTCCAGGTCGCTCATTCGGATCACCACATCCACGGCGGTGTAATCCAGCCCCGTTCTTACGCCTGCCATCCCTGCATATCGCCACTGGGTTGCACACTTGAGAAAAGTCAAAACTGCGTCCCAGTTTTCCGGCAGGACCAGGAACTCCCGATCCCCATCCCGGTGCAGCGATTCGGTGTCCACTCCCTGGATACCGAAGGCCTGCAAATCCGACTCAAGGCCGCCAGGATCTGCCTGACGACCTTGCACCCAGAACCGGCCTGCCGCCCTCAGGTTCTCGGTCGGTTCTTTTTTGTGATGGACTCCTGGTACGCGTTAACCAGGGCCGTGCTCACGGAGGGGTCCGCTTTGAGCGCAGTCAGAAGTTCGTCACCCTGCAACGGCTTTCCGTCAGCCCCTGAAACCTCCACGCCATCCACGCCAACCAGCACAATGTCCAGCAGGCGCTTGTTTTCGTTCTCGGGGTGCTTCAGATCAGTGGCTGACGCCACCTTAAACTCGGCGGTGAACTGGCCGGTGACCTCCTTGTCACCGTCGAAGAGCACTACGGAAACCGGGTACCGAAATGTGCGACTTGGGTTGAGCTTGAACATAAGGGAGGGCTCCTTACTTAACAGTGATCACCAGCTCGTCGTTGCCGGTGTCTGGGTTGATGGTGAGCGGCAGAGACAGCATCTGTACGCCGTTCTTGTCCTGCTCGGTCGGGCTGCCAATGCCAACTGCCGGAGCGGAGAACTCAATGATATTTCCCGCCACCTTGCCGTGGGTCACGCTGAGCGCTCCGCGGGCAGATGTCTTGGCCTTCTCGTACAGGTCGATCACCGCCAGGGCCGGCTCTTCTACCACGGCGGTGCCAGTCGGCTGCCGGTCCGTGATCTGCATGGACGTTTCCTGGCCCACCAACTGGTGCTTCACCGTCTCCACACCGATGTCAAAGCTCAACTGGTCAAAGCTCAGGTCCGAACCAAACAGGTTCAGCGCGGTTGTGTTCGCGTTGGTGACGGGAGCCGGCATGATCCAGCCGCTGGTATCCGCCTGCGGGATCTCGGCGTTACTGATTGGCCCCAGGATCCCCATGAAGTTGAATGTGAAGTAGGGGATGTTGTTGGTAGACATGCTGAAGCTCACTGTGCCCCGGCCGCCCACAAACTTGTGCAGCACTCCGTCCCGGTGAATCCAGCAGGTGATGGACTCCTCGCCGCCGGTAATCGGGTTGTAAGATACGGAGATGCCCACCTCTTCCGTCTCAGCAAAGCCGCAAGCGCGCAGTAAAGGCCCCCACTTAGGCGCGGTGCCGGCAGAGCCGGATCCGGCCAACTCAACTTCCAGCTGCAGCTCCACATGCTTTTCGCCGGCAACCTCTTCTGAGTTGCCGAAGTGGCCTCGAATCAGGTTGCGCTGGATGTTCTCGCCAGCCAGCGGCGTCACCTGCACGGTGCGCGCCAGAATGGCGTTAGCCGATTCGGTCGGCGCTGCATCAGTGCCGTATGTGGTCTCTACGCTTGCCAGCACCACGCGCCGGCGCATCTTGAATCCAGACATGTGTTACTCCTTCTTCCCGGAGGTCTTCTTGATTCCGTCGTCCCGGGTCTCCGGCTCGGCGGTCTTGGGTTTGGGCGCGCCATCTTTGGCCCGCTGGTACTGCCCGCCGCGTTGCGGCAACTTCACACGTTTACTCATGGCGTCCACCAATACTCCGTTCGAAATGCATCTACCCAGTACAGGGCGTTGTCGCTCATAGACAGCAGCTGGCCGCCATGCCAGGCCACCTCTGTGTCATAACTCAGCACCGGAAGCGTGAAATAGTCGTACCAGCTGCGGCTGGGCGTTGATGTGCCGAACGGCGGCGGCATCCAGTCCACCAGGCGCTGCAGAACCGGCCTGCGCACTCCTGAAAGCTGATCAACCATGGGGCCGCCCAGGGGCTGGTTGCCCCGGCTAACCCCGGTAACCACCAACACCTCAACCACAATCTTGTGCCTGGAGCCCTGCGTCATCGGCACAACGGTGACCGCCTCCCGGCCGGGAACCACCACCACAGAGGGCAGCGTTCTGGACTTTCTGGCCGCATCAACGTCGGCCGCCAGTGACGCCTGCACTTCAGCGGTCGAAATCCTTTCAGCCCAGGCAGTCAAGTCCAGCATCAGATAAACCCTTTGCTGTCTGCGCGATCCCACACGCGTCCGCCAGACTGGATCTCAGCGCCATCGTTAGAAGTGGGCTCATCGCCAGCATCACTAACGCCCAGGGAAACCCGTCCCATAGACACCTGGCGCAGCAACTCAACCGCCGCCTTATAGCGCGTCTCCACCACCTCCGGGATGTTGTCGTCGTGCAGGTGGTACCGAGCCATATCGGAGCACACCCGAACCAGAACGGTCGGGGTGCTTGTAAGTGGCAACTGGTACCGCGCAGCGAGATAACCATCTATCTCGGCGGTTGCGTCAGCCAGGGCGCGATCAAGCACGGCGGCATCAATCGCTCCGGCATTACTCCGATCGGTGAGCTCAACCATCTCCCGCTCACTGAACCGGCTGATCATGTCGGCCTGGCTGGCGTAACTCATTTTCTGGCCGCCGAGATGTGCGGATCCGCTTCGATCAGGGCTGCGACCTCTTCCGTCACAACCACCTCACGCGGTTCCTGGGTGACAATCACCCCGCCGCGAATGCGGCGTGGCAAGCGGGTGACCACTTCCAACGTGATCTCGCCTTCCTCCAGTGACGCCTGTTCGTCGTCATCCGGCAGGTTGCCGTCCTTGGCAGGCCCCCGCTCCTTGCTCTCATCGTCGCCCTCATCGGACTTTGTCTCAGGCTCACTTGGAGCTGTCGCAGACTTGTTGTCCTCAGTGGACGCGTTACCGGAATCCGTGCTGCCCACTCCGGCAGCGGAGGACTGCTCATTCTCTCCGCCACCGGGCTGGCTGGTTGTGGCCCCGGTCACTTCGGGGCTCTGCTTCGAGGTATTCTCGGCTTTGGATTCCTCCGGCTTCGGAGCCGGTTGCTTGGCCTCAGGCTGCTTTACAGCAGCCTGGGCGGTCGATTTCTTGGCAGCCATCAATCAGCCCTCCTTATTCCAGCCAGGGAGACACGAGCAGCTCGGCTGTGCCCTGGTAGACGTTGGTTGCGCCTGCCGCGGCGCGGTTGGCCTTGAGCACCTCAAAGCCTGCTCCTTCCAAGGAGGGCGGAACCACCAGCAGAGTTGGGCGAATAGCCAATGGTCGGCCGCCATCTGCTTTGAAGTTCATCATGGCGGTACGCGCCTTGGCGTAATTCTCTTTGGTCAGCGGCTGCCGGCTCTTGTAAGCCATCTGCCAGAAACCAAAGCCCACGTTTGAGCGAGCGCGAACGCCGTATCGGTATTCGTCCTCGGTGAACACGTGCTCATCGTCGCTCTTGGTCATCTGCTGCAGGTCGGGCTTAACGCGCTCCTGGAAGATGATCGGCTTGATGGCGCGACTCACGTCGAGCAGATACCACGCAGCACCTGGATCGGTTGCGGGGATATCTTGGTTTGAAACCGTTGCCGGAGTGCCAGTGCCATCTACATTTGGATACACCGGGTGGTCGGTATCGAAGAAGTTCTGGCCGTCGTAGCACAGCGTGGTGCCGCCCGCCGCAAGAAGGGCATACACCAGCTCATCCGGATGGATGTTCGCAGCGCGACCCATTTCCTGGAACAGCATGGCGTAAGCGCCGATGTTGTCATCTTCGATATCGGTGCGAGCAACGCCCACGGTGGATTCGAACAGCTTGTTGGTGATCTGGTAGCCGTGGGCTGCCATATCCTTGATCACACGAGCGCCTACCCACTCGCGGAATTGCGGGAACTGGCCCAGCCAGCCGTAGGTGTTCGAGCTGGATGAGCTCGAAACCTTGGAAGCCACCTTGCCCCAGGTGGGCTCAACCATGGCCAAGCCCGCTTCGTACTCTTTCTTGTAGCTGGTGAACAGCGCCGTCAGAAGTGCCGGGGTAATAATCATGCGGTTTTCTCCTTAGCCTTTACGCCTTTCGCCTTCAGGAACTCCTCCGGCGTTTGGCCCATGTGGCGGCAAACAGCCAGCTCTTCTTCAGTGAGCTGATCATCTCCCTCGGGGGGCGTCTTGCCGTTGGTTTGTTGGCCGGTCAGCGCAGCGATCGGCTGGGCGCTGCCCAGGAAACTACGCAGGGCAGCAATGTCCTTTTTGCCCAGGTCCCGCGCCCAGCTTTCCAGAGACGGCATCAGTCGACCGTCTTCCAGGCCTTCGCCTACCAGCTTGTCCACCTCGCCGGTGGTCAACTGGGTTGAAAGAGCTGTCACGCGAGTGTTCAGCTCATCAAAAGCGGCTTTGGGCACGTACTTTTCCGGATCTGGGTTGTTTGCCTGGCTGCGCAATGCCGCCATGTCGGTCTCGGTCTTTGCGGCTTTGTCCATCAATGCCTGAACAGCCGCTCGAACCTGCTCAGGGGTGGCGTCTTCGCCCAGCCCGAGCAATTCCAGCAGTTCTTTATCCACGGGTTTGGTCTCCTCGTGTGGTTGGTGCAGGTAACGGGCAGCCGCCACATCGGCGATCCCATCAATGGCCGGGTTATTGGTCACCGCCGCCATAAGCAGCTCGGTAACCACACCGGAATTCGGGTCAAACTTGAAAACAGGGGAAAGGTAGCGGTACTCATCGCCAGTAATCAGCGCGGCCGCTCGTTCGGTCCACTCGACATCCACCGCATACAGGCCATCGCCTTCGCGCCACTCCAGGGTGTTGAACCAGGCAGCAGCCGGGGCCGGGTTGCCGGAGGTTTCGGCGTAGAGGGTCTGGTGTTCGTAGTCGATCACGAACGGGGTCTGGCGCTCAGTGGCCAGGGCCACCAGTCTGCGCGCGGCGTCAGCATCCAGGCACCAGCCTTCCACGCCGTGAGGCCGGCCATCCCGGGCACGGAAAACGCCAGCCGGGAACAGCTGGATCTCCGATCCGGGCTTCCGGAGCCGGGTGGTGCAGGCAGCGATGTGAGTGCGGGGTGATGTTTTCATGGGGCCAGTTTGGGAGCTGGCGCGCATGGCAGGAACGCGAATGGATTCGGGCAGTGATCCGGAGGTGGGCGCGGGAGGAAAATTGCACCTGGCGACGGGGAGAATACCCCTACGGGGTGGAGCTGCTCAAGTATTGCGCGTTAGACCCACGTTAGAATCGTCGCCAGTATGCCTATCTGGTTTTACGCGCCCCGTTGGTGCTCATAAGGGTCAGAATCGATTAGAGGCGATCTGAGGCGGTCACTCAAAGGCGCCCGCAAGATGCTCGGCAGCGATCTGCAGTATATCGCGTTCATCCTCCGGCCCGATACCCAGAAACGGGCGGGCGGGGATATCGCCCCAGGGGATGGGGCCACCACGGCTGGTGGTGCCGAACTCGCCCTGCTGGGCGCCGAAGTGGTGAGTGGGCCCGTAGACCACATTGGTGCCAATCTGGGCGAAGTCCCGCCCATAGTCGGTATCGATGGAGCTGCGCAGGCGGCCGCTGTCCTGCAGCAGGTCACCGCCCTGGCGGTACGGCCGCAGGGCCAGCGTGACCTCCGAGAGTGGATCCCAGGCCACGCCGGTGGCCGGGTCGGATTCGGTGGCGAAGGCGCGGGCGGTAGCCTCTTCCAACACCCCGGCGATCCGCTTCATCGCCGGGGCCGGATCCTCCACGCGATTGACCAGGCGATTCAGCGCCTGGAGCACCTCATCACTGTTGTGGGTGATCTCGATACGACTCATGACTACAGCAGCCCCTCCAGCGTTCCTTCCAGCAGTTCGTACCGGGCGCGATCCGCAAGCTCGGTAATGCGCACAACAACCGGCTGCAGGTTCGAGGCCAGCGGCGCAGCAGAGGTGCTCGCCAGCGGGTAAGGGGCCCGGATAACGCTCACGGTGCTCTGTTGCGCAGCGCCAGCCACATACACCAGGGCATGATCAGCCGAATCCCAGAGGACGGCCTGGGGGCGGTGTAGCAGCTGCGGGATGGCCCGCCAGAACTCCAGGGCGGTGATGCCGCCCTGGACCTGGGCGCGGCGGAGAATCTCGCCCTCGGAGAGCGCCATAAGCCGGCCCGGAGCGCTACCGGTAAGGCGAAGCACTGCATTTGCCAGGTCGTCCGGCAGCAGGCCGGCGGCGGCCCGGCCCTGGCCGGTGGTTTCGCCAGCAGCCACCTGGTCCACCCACCGGGCGAAGCTGTCGCTGCGCAAGTCGCTACTGTTGAGGTCCCGGATCACCTGGGCGCGCACCTCCGAGTTACTGATCTGGCCGAGCTTCTCGGCAATGCTTGCGTCCGTGCCGAATGCGCTGGCGCCGGGGTTGTGGCCCCAGCCCAGATCCGGGCTCATGGTGCGGCCGTCCGGCAGGGTGACCACCGGGTGATTCACGGTCATCACCTCGCCGGTCTGCATGTTGGCGCCAGTCTCCCGCGTGACCATCTGAATGTAGTCCGCGCCGCTTTCGACCGTTAGACCCTCCCGCTGCAGGTTGCGCTCGGACAGATTTCTAACGCTGCAGCGACAGCCCCAGCCGTTGGGCGGGTAGATGAACTGCCAGATGGGATCATCCCACCGGAACACCTTGCCGTGCAGCGCGGCGTGGCTTGGGCGGGTGCGCGAGTCCAGGATTGCCTGGTACATCCAGTACGGGCGATCGTCCACCAGCGCCAGCTGCCGGCGGTACCGGCCGGCCATGTACGCCGTGGAGGTGTTGGCCCGGAAGATGGTCTTCAAGCGGTGCACGCTCCCCAGCTGGACTTCCCGCTCATTGCCCTGGGCGTCCATCCAGGTCTCTTTCCCCCACCAGCCCTTTTTCTTCAGGGCCGGCGCCAGGCGGTTGACGAACTCGCGTTCGGTTATCCCTTCGGAGATCGCCGCATCGGTGGCCTCGCGGATATCTTCCAGGATGTCCATGCGCATGGCCTTGGCCACGGTGAAGGCCTTGGCGTGAGCGGCTCCGTCCATCTCCTGCCACTGGTCAGTAATTCGAAAGCCCTTGGCACGAAAGAACGCCACAGCGTCCTTCGGCTCCATGCTGAACGCGGCCAGCAGGTCTGCCTTATTCTTCTTCGGCATCGATGCTACCCCACAGCTCTACGGCAAACATGGCGCGCCTCAGGCGCTCCTCCAGCCCAGAGGTATCCATATCCGGGTAAAGCTCGGCCAGCATGCCCAGCAGCACGTCCGGCCCTTGCTCGGCAGCCTCCATGATCGGCGCAAGCACTGGCACCATCTCATCATTCAGATCGCCAGAATCCAGTGCGTCCAGCGCTTCGTCTACCGCCTGCAAATCCGGGGCGTCATCCAGCGGGTCACGCGCCTGCGCCCGCAATGCGGCAGTGGCCTGTGCGGCCACCGGTGCTGGCGTCGCAGCCAGCCGGGGCGTAAAGTCCAGCACTTCCTCATCTGCCTCCGGCTGGGGAATGCCCAGTTTTTCGTAGGCCCAGCGGGCCGGGATTCTCAAGGCCCGCCCCAGTTTGGGCAGGGCGTCTGCATACAGCTTGATGTCTTCTGGCTGCTCAGTCTCAAACACAAACGACGGCAGTCGTCGCATGGGTGTGTTGAGTCGCGTGAGCGGATCCACCAGGTGCTGGGTGATGGAGCGCGCAATCTGGCGGGCATCACTAACCAGGATGTCGTGGCGCACCTCGTTGTGTACCTGCCCCAGAGCATAGGCTCCACCGCCACTTTCGCTGGTCTGGCTGGTGAGAGTACCGCCCAGAATAGCCTTGCTCATGCTGGCCTCTGCCCAGCGCATCATAGCCATAAAGGGCTCGGAGCTGCCTTTGGCCGCCTCCTGGAACTCAATCTCCATGCCCTGAGGGATGATGCCGGCCGCGGCATGGCCGATGTTAACCACCGCCTTCATCAGGGTGGATTTCTCGGTGTCGCTGGCGCCGGCCGGATACTTGCCCAGCCGAAGAGGCAGGCCGTGAATCTCCAGGAACTCAGCCAGATCCCTGGCGGAGTAGTTGCGGAACAGGTACGGCCAGGCGAGGATGCGGGCCAGGCCGCCCCGCGTCAGGTAGCCAGATTTTGCTTTGTGCACGTGCACCAGCCAGCCCCACTGGCGCAGCTGCTCGCCACGGCCGTCGAGCGTTCGCAGCACCAGCGTGTCTCTGTCGTTCTGGGGCGTCATAAACCAGTCTGGCTGTCGGTAGTCAGCAGATTTCAGGCGCCACTGGCCCTCGCTGCGCTCCCAGTTGTACTCCAGGCAGGCATAGCCGTAGAGGATGGCGGCAGATGCGTCATACACGATCTCCTCCCAGTCCAGGGCCCGCACAATGCGCTCAATGCGGCTGGTCCACTCCTTCTCCTGGCGCGTGGCCTCTTCCGGAGGCCGGAGGTGCCAGTTCAGCCCCAGCAAAGCGCGCCGGCGCTTGCTCAGTTCCGAGAACAGATGGGCGTCTTTCTCCTCCATGTCTTCAGCCAGGCGCGCCTGGTCTTCCAGCCGGCCGCGTTCGCCATCTTCCAAAATGCGGGACAGTTTGGCCGGGGTCAGGCCGCGGCTTGGGTGGTCTGCAAACTCGCGGTACAGATAGCCAACACTGGCAGTTTGCGGCTCCACCGTTGGGCCGTTGCGGGTTTTTCGGGGCATGGGCTCCCCGCGGTGGTCAAGTATCTCTACCATGCGCCTGTCTCCTGAATGGGCAAGTCATCGTCGTCGCCCCAGCTGTTCTCTACGGCATCCCAGCGGCTTTTGGGGCTGGGCGCTGCGGTGTACTCAATATCGACCGGATCCTGCCGGCTGGCCGCGTAGGCCAGCGCCAGGGCAATGGCAAAATCCCCATGGCGCCCATCCTTGCGAGAATTGTTTGGCACTTTCGCCACGCCGTTGATGGTCTGCACGGCGCGCAAGTCGTCTACCAGGTAACTGTCTGCCGGCATCTCCAGCATTCCGTCTTCAAAGGCAGCCTTCAGGGGCGGCATGTTCTCCCGGTACCAGCCTTCAGACAGCATCACCTCCTGCACCCGGTGGCCGCCGTATGCCTGGGCAGTCACTTCTGCCAGGTAGGCGCCGTTACCGGTCGCATCCATTGCGCCGCCCTGCAGGCGGGGCACTCTGTCCAGGATGTAGTGCAGAATCTGTCGCTGCTGCTCAAACGGCACGTTGGCCAGCTCCACCACAAAGGGCGTTCGGCGCACCAGGTCCTGGCCGATCAGCAACGGCACAATCACCGTGAGGTCCATCCGGCGGGCAAAGTCTTCGCCAAAGGCCAGCCAGAGATCCGGCGGCAGGTTCATCAGTAGCGGTTTCAGGTGCTCTTCGCACCAATCCCGGATTTCGGCCTCACGCATGGCCGTTGGCCACTGCTTGAATGCGTCATCCAGCTTCAGGCGCAGCACTGGGATGTCTTTGCGGGTTCTGTCCTCCACCAAGGCCCTGGGCAGCCAGTTGCCGGAGCCCTCGGCAGGTATGGCGTCCAGCTCTTCGTCTGCGGCTGCGCCGTAGAAGTCGTAAACCTCTGCCACCCATGCATCCTCGGCGGCTTTGGTCCAGGGCTTGCCCAGCCGCATACACACCCGTTCATACAAGCCCTGGGCTACGGCCTCCTTGAACGTGATGCGCTGCACCGAGCCCTTACGCCGGCCGGCGCGGATGTCGTTGATCAGCAAATTGAAGGGGTTCTTGTCGCCATTGTGAGTGCTGATCACGCGGACCTTGCCGCCCCATATCAGCAGCGCCAGCGCGGCCTTCAGCAGCTCACCGAGCTGGTCGTGGAACGCGGCCTCATCGATGACCACCACGCCCTGCTTACCCCGAAGGTTTGCGGGGCGACTGGACAGAGCCACAATCCGGTGGCCGCTGTCGGGAAACCGGATGGTGAAGGTCTTGATGTGCTTATCGTCGCTGTCGTCTTCCCACAGGCCCTCTTCCACGGCACTGGCCGCGTGGTTAAAGACTCTGGCCCACAGGGCGCAGGCCTCCACGTATTCAATGGCCATGTCCTGGTTGTAGCCGATGTAATACACGTTCTGGCCGCCGGCGCCCTTGGCCGCCGCTGCGATCAGCACATCGTCGGCAGACTCGGCCCAGGTGAGGCCCGTTCGCCGGCTCTTTTCGCTGACTTTCAGTTGGCTGTCGTCAGCAATCCAAGCCTGCTGATAAGGCAACAACACCGGCGGCGGAGCGTCGGCGTTGGCGGCTGGAACGTTAGAAAGCGGGTTATTTGGCACTACGCAATCCCCAGTAATTCCCGGCGCAAATCGTTGACCACCTCGGCAGACAGGCCGCCTCGCTTGGCGACTTCTGCCGCTTTCTCGGCGGCCTCACGGGCCACTTCCTTGCGGACCTCCCGCGCCCACTTCTTCTGGTTGATGGTCATCCGGCCCAGATCAGCCAGGGCATGGCTAACGGTGGCCATATGCTTGGCGGCCTTCTCCGGCTCGTGCTCAGCCTTGCTGAGCGCCAGGGTGATCTGCATCAGCTGGTTTTGAACCATCTGGGAGGTGGCGCCCATCAGCGCTCCTTTTGAGTCTTCGTCAGACTCTGCCCAGGCCTTGGCCATCTCGGTGCTCTTGCGCACAGCGCTCATGGCTTCGTCAAACTCTTCCTGCAGGGCGCTGCCATAGCGGTGCACGGCGGAGCGCGAGAGCTTGTAGCCGTTTTCGGCAAGCCACTCGGTCAGGGCTTCGTAACCCTGGAAACCGCTGGTAACCAGCCGTTCGTTCAGCTCGTCTCGCAGTTCCTGGGGCAAGTCGTACACCTTTGAGCGCGGCGGCATGCTTATACCTCCGGCCTGGGCGCAGCAACACCGGGCTGCCTGGCGCGGCCTTCCGCCACGTCATTGCCTCGGGTGGTGAGGGTAATAAGCCAGCCGGCTCGGGGTTGCTGACACATAACCAGCCCTTGCTCTTCAAGCCAGGACAGATCGCTGTGCAGCAAATCCTTGCTAACGTGATGGCCGTAGTTGCCGGCCAGTTCGTCGTTCAGGCTGTACTCGTTGGCGGTGAACATGTTGCGCCGCGAGAGGATCCGCAAGATCCCGAGCCGGCGGCCTTCGGTCTGGAAGTCCTGGTAATTCACTGGCCCTGGCCTCCTTTCTGGTTCAGCAGGTACTGGTTGACCATCGATAACTGGTGAGATAGGGCGCGCATCTGGCCACCCACAGAAGAAAGATCCTCCGCCACGTCGTTCAGGCGGTCGTAAACCTTGGATAGGTCGGCGTGGGTTGGCGCATTATCCATGCGACTCTCGAACACATCCTGCCGGCGCTCCGCCCGAGAGATTCGCTCTTCCAGGCGATCCTGCGAGTCTTCCAGGTCCGTGCGAACTTTGTTGATGGCGCTGGCGTTGGCCTTGGATTTACTCGTGAGGTGTTGGTATACCCCCAGCGCCACCAGGCCGCCCAGCTGGGCAATGTCCAGGGCCAGCTTGGCGTAGGAGGCATCAAACTGCGAAAGATCCATCAACGGTGCCTCCGGTCGTGGTCGTTCTGACAGTCTACGCAACGCACTGCCCGAGGGTTGGCGCTCAGCCTGGCCATGGCTATCTCGTCGCAGCAATCAAGGCAGAACCGCCGGCCGCTCATCTCCATTGGCGGCTCAAGGTGGCACTGCATGGCCTGCTCAATGCCTGCTTGGGTCAGGCGTTCGGTGAGGGCTTGCGCCTGCTCAAACTGCCTTTCATCCATGGTGTTAGCCCTTCCCTTTGACGAGCTTTTCTAACAGACCACTGCCGGTGGCGTGCTGGGTGATCTTTTCGGCAGAGCGGCCAATTACGTAGCCACCCAGGCCCAGCTTCATCAGCCCGAAGAGCGAGAGAATGGACTCTTCAGAGAGATTGGGCGGGGTGTAGCCGAACCAGTAGCCGCCGATCAGTACGCCGAACCAGAGCATGGTCAACGGTCGCCAGTTGCGCTGAAGCCAGCTTTCGCCTTTGGCTTCTGCCTGCACCACTTGGCCCCGCGTCTCGATGCGGGCTCGTTCCAGGTCTGCCTCCAGCCCCTTGAGCTTCAGCAGTGCGGCAGGATCCCGGCGCAACTCGGCCTCAATGGCGTCCGGCGATTCCTCGACGCCCAGGGCCTTGGCGATCAGGCCGCCAACGGCCCCGCCGGCAGGGCCACCCAAAGCCGCGCCCAGCATGGGCGCGGTGTTCGAAATCAGGCTTCTGACGCCATCCCAGCTCCAGCCCATCAGGCCACCATCCTCAATGCGTCTTCCACTGAGTGAATGCCATACACGTAGTGAGTCCGGCCCGGTTTGCGCACGGCGGTGAGCAGTTGCCGGCGCGGCTCTGCGCCCGGTTTGGCCATGCCGACGTGTACCCACTGGCCGAACTCGTGAATGACCTGGTCAAAGGGGATTTCGCTCTCGGCAAACCACTGGGCGACCTCCAGCGGGCTGCGCCCGACCACGGAGATGTCCGCCGCGCAGCCATGCACGTGGGCGCTGGTGCGGCTGCCGCCGATGGCGGTGTTCAGAGCTTCAGGACGGTATCCGGAGCTGATAAAGATCGGTCCGAGAGCGTCCCGGGCCGGCTGCAGCGCCACGCAAGCCAGGTGTTGAAGGTTTGTGAACACCTCGCTTCCCTCTGGCGCCTCAATCTCGATGCCATGGCGGGCGGCCGCCTGGGAGCGGGTGAACTCGTGAAGATAGAAATTGGGAGAAAGCTGTATTTTTTTCATGCTCCCAGAGTAGGGAGCGGGCTGGGAGGCGGGAACCTGCAAGGGTTCGGGGTGTTGCTAGGGTGTGAGCAGGAGAACAATACGGCAGGTTCGAAAGGTTGGCAAGGGGCGGCGCGCGCCCCGTCTCACTCCTGAATCATGGTGAGCACGCCGCTCTCAATGAACGCGATACGATCATCAAACATGATCTGCTCCACAACCATGTCTTTGGTGATAGTGCGTTTTGTGTTGTTTGGCTTTCCCCATGCCAGGTAAACGGCTGCCTTGGGTGAGCCTATGGGAGCCTCTCCGCTAAGCAGTCGCTCCCGGCGCTCTTGGTTCATTGTCGCCATTGCTTTTTTCAGGGCGGCGATAGCAGCCTTTATCTCCGGGGTGTTGCGAGCCTTTTGGCATAGAGACTCTATATCTGCCTTTTCCTCGAACGCTCCGCCAGCAAGTGCTACGGCGCACGCATGACGAAAAGCCGGCTTATCCTTCTGGATTTTCCAGTAGAACGCATCCTCTTCGGTCATTTCTGACCAATTGATGCCGGGATCAAGGTCAGAACTCTCAGCCACGGCGTGGAAGGACAGAGCAAGCCCAAATACAAATACTGCCAAAAACTGCTTCATAGCCTTACCTCCATTGTTTGGTCTTAACGATGGCTCAAAAATCGTAACCGGTAAACCCACGACTGGGTGCGCCCATGCTACCGGCGCCTTTTGCGGTCGGCGCCGCTCAGCCGGGCTTTGTTTTTTATGGCGTTCAGTCTGCGGCGCCAATCATCTCGCTCCGCCTCATCTTCGATTCTACCGAGCCAGGCGCGGATCTCTGGCGGGCGCATGGTGCGAATCATTTGCCAGGCCCTGTGCCAGCGCTGCTTATCTTGCTCAATCTCTGCGCGCTGACTGTCTGGCATGGTGGCCAGATTCATTCAAACAGGTCTCCCTGGTTGTCGTCTTCCGGGTTGGCGTTCAAGATCTTCATCACCTGCCGATCGGTCAGCTCGTACTTCAGCGCCAGCTCGGACAGCTTGGCACCGCCATTCCGCTCCCGGCGGATAGCGCGGTTGCGGATCTCGGTCTTCAGGTGCTTGCCCCTGGGCACTTTCAGTCGCTCGCCGGCCATATACTCGCTGAGGGTTTGGGCGGCCTCTGCGCCTACGGCGTCCACCAGCGGGTGGTGGTGAGGCATTCGCTGGGGCACCCAGAACTCGGTGCCTCCAAATGCGTCCATCAGCTTCAGCACGGCAGGCAGGCCAATAACCTCCGCAAGATCGGCCATGGAGGCCGGCAGCAGTTCAGCTTCAGCGGTCATTTCTTCACCTTATACTGGTTTGGGTCTACACCAAGCCGGCGCATATGGGCTTCCCACTTGCGCTGGGCCTCCTCGGGGCTTTCCTCCATGCCCTGCTTTTTCTCCGTTACCGTCGGCCGGCCGCCATCTGCCTCGGCGGCTGGCCTGCGGGCGTCAGGTGCCACGCTGGCCAGCACCTGCTTCAGGTAGTTGTGGTTCTTGAGCGGGTGGTTTTCGCCTCTCTGGCGTTTCTCATGCAGGCTGCGGACTGTGTCCTGCAGTGCCGCCACCAGGCTGTCACGGTCGGCAATGGCCAGCGCCTCCTGGGCCAGCTTCAGGGCTCGGGCATTACTGAGGTCTGACTTTGCAGGACGAAACAGCGCCAGGTATTGCACCAGCGGCCTAGCCAGGGGCCGACCGAGGCCGGACAGCAGGCCCAGCAGCTCACTGCCGGCGTCGTCCTGGATCAGCGCATCCAGGTGCAGGTGGCTATGGCAAACGGGGCAGCGGCCTAGTTTCATTTTTCCGCCCCTTTCCGGTGCTCTTCCAACCATTGGTCCGAGCCCATGTAGTGGGCACACAACCGAGCCAGCATCCTCCTGTTTCTTCGCCAGTTCTTCGGCAGGCCAGAAAACTGTTTTTCTGCGTCTTCAAGCGTTAGATTCTGATCTTTCAGACAGCGCTCTAACGCGCTCAGCAGGCGGCGCTTCTCCAGCTCAACATCGAGAGCTGCAATCAAACCGGTGTATTGCTCCACGGTTTTAAGCCACGCGCAGCGCTCGATCTTGTACTGGCGCTTAGCAATGGCGTCGGCGTAGCTCCACGGGGCTTTCAGCTCGGCCAACAGGGCCTCAATCTTCTGCAGCATGGGCTGGGCGTCCAGGTTGTGCGGCTTGCCAGGGTACTGCGCCACGCGCTTCCGGGGCTTGGCCTTAAAGCCGCGTTCCTTCATGTGCTGCACAATCTTGTGCAGCTCTGCCACGTTGCAGTCAGAGCAGGAGCGCTTGCCGCCGGTAACGGTGGCGATCATCTGGCGGTAGGTATCTTCGTCCAGCGCCAGCTCTTTACGGGCAATGTGGATCTGGGCGAGTACGCCTTTGCGGTTGCTCATTTAGCGACTCCGTTGCGGCAGCTTGTGGGATCAAAAATCCTAGACTCAAGGCTGCCCTCCCACTCAAAGAACATGTCAGCCTGGCCGTTTCCGTCTACAGCTGCGAGAAGTCTCTTCGCAAGCCTCACAGCGTCGTCGCGGGTAAGTTGAACGGTTGACCCTTGCAATCCTCCGTTCCATTCAACTCGCAGAGCCACCCATTGGCCGCAGGAGTCTTTGTATGGCGCTGTTATCAGCCGGTGTCCGGAATAAATTGCATACATTTGCAAGGGTGCGTCGTTCAACTCGAAACTGCTTTTATGCTCATCCGTCATCGCTGTCAGGCTCCTGGCTTTATGAATTCGGCTGCTCATCAGTACCGGGCCACCACGCCCGGCAGACGCCCCGGCTGGGGCGTTTCGCTTAGTGTTTTTGGTTGGATCTACTAACGCATTGCTCCTGCTGCACGTCGAACGTTTCACGTATCGCTTCGCGGATGGCGTCGCACCCAACCATTGCCAGGACTTGCACGATGGTTGGGTCTTCGCCCATTTTGTCGCCGTGAAAGTCCAGCCCGACCTGGAACCCCTTTTCTAGCGATTCCAGGGTGATGGTGGCCCTGGCTCCTACCTTCATTCCGGTGGTTTCAGCCATGATTCACCCGATCCTTCAGCGCTTTGGCTGGCTTGAGCTTCACTACCCGAGACGCCGGAACCGTCAGCTCTTCACCCGTCTGCGGGTTGCGGCCGGTGCGAGCGGCGCGTTCTGAAACCACCAGCTTGCCGATCTCCGGCAGGACTACTTCATTGCCCTGGCGCAGCTCTGAGGCAACCACATCGCCCAGGGCGGCCAGAACGGCGGTCATATCGGCCTTGCTGATCTGGCAGCTTTCGCGCAGTTCGTGGTGGCGCTTGATCAGGGCTTCAGTCAGTTGTGCTTTGTTCACGTTGTATTCCTCTTAGGTTTGCGGGGGTTGCTTGGTTAAAGGGCCGCTACGTCGAGCGGGATTTGGCGGTGCGGGCCGTCTTCGCCCTGCCGCTCGTAGAAGCGCAGATAGCTCTTGCTGCCGGTGATCTGGATGGAATCCATAATTGCCTGCATGGCCTGCTGCCACTTCTCGTCTTTGATGTTCAGGCTGCGAAGGCCCAGCACTCGGGCGGTGCTTATCTTGCCTTCCTTATCGGTCTGGAAGGCGTGTTCAACCAGGGCCTGCACTTCGGAGCTGCTGCCGGCGGTCCACTCGTGAATGCACTGGTCAATCAGCTCCTTAGCTACCTGAAGTCGTTCGTCAAACGCCAGATGGTCGGCCACGGCGCGCTTTACCTGGTACTGGCCATCAAAGCTGGCCAGGGTTACGTTGCCTTTCTTGCCGCCGTAGGCCGTGTCGTACTCGCGGGCGCTCAGTTCCAGGAAGGCTTCTACCTCGCTGGAAATCTCCGCTTTTACCCGGCGCATCTCGTCTTGCAGGGTTTTCACCTTGCCGATCACCCGCTGCACCAGGTCATCACGCAGCCGGTCGATGTCTTTGATTTGGTCCACCGGTACCCAGTGGCCTTTTGCGTTGCGGCGGAACTTATCCGCCTGGGCTACTTCGCTCATAACTCAGAACCTCACGTGGTTTGGGGTTGCGGACGGGTGGTGCGCTTGAAACAGCTCAGCCTGCCGCGTCTTTTGGGGTGCCTCAGGTGGCGCAGGGGCTCGAACGGCCGCACATTGTTGCGCGGCAGGTCGTCCAGCTCCCGGGTGATTTCTTCGGCCCGTTCTTGCAGGATTTCTTCCCGAATGAGTCTCACGCGGACCGTGGTTTGTGCTGGCATCAGCGGGAACGGAGCGCCCAACAGGTGCTCATACCGGGCCGGATCGGCCAGATACTGGTCCAGGCTTACGCCGTGTTTGTAGAGCATGTGGCTCGCGTATTGGTCGGCGTAATGCTCCAGATAGGCGGTTGGGTACATTTTCACTGGTTATCTCCCATGGCTGCCGGGTTGCGCGGGCAGCTTCGGCACGCTCGGTAAAGGCGAATACGGGTCGGGTTGCTGCCAATGAATGGCTTGGCGCGCTCTTTTTGGCACTGCTCGCCAGTGATCTCGCCCAACACCGGGCAATCCACAAAAGATGCCCAAGTCATAATGGCCTTCTCCATTCGACCGGTATTGGCCGGGTATTTGTTGGCAAGCAAAGTACTGACGCTGGCGCGGTTCACGCCGATTCGCTCGGCTGCCGCGTGGTTGCTGCCCGCCTGGGCAACAAGTCGAGCCAACACGCGGATAAACTCGGGCGGCTCTGGGCCCCAGGCGCTGATATCAGGCTTCTTCACAGCAATTCCTCCGGCTCGTCGGCGTACATCACCTTGTTCAAGTTCGGGTCGTACACGGTTTTCACGTTTTGAATCTGGGGCGGGCGCGGGCCTGTGTCCATGCGGGGGATCAGGCACAACTTCTCCATGCGCCCCTTGCGGCGGTTGCAAGGCTCTACCACCTCCAGGTACCCCGCCTTTTTCAGCATGTGCACATAACGCTTGGCAGAGGTGACCTTTACTTCTATTCCGGAGCTGCTGGCGTGTGCGGCCAACTGCCTGGCATCCAGTGCGCCAAGCATGCGCATGCAGCGCCACATGGCTTCTTGGCCCATCCCGGAGGTGACCGGCTGGCCATCGCGGGTTAAGCGTGGGGCCTCGATGCCGGTGTCTTTAATCAGCTGGTAGTCCGAGCGCTCGTAACGCTCGTCGGTCAGGCGCACCACGTATCCCCCGGCCATCAGGCTCTGGATGTAGGTTTTCACGGTTTCGTCATCCACATTGGCGGCCCGGGCCACATCGTAAATGCGGAACTTCAGTTTGAACTTCCGGATTTGCTCCCACACGCGCTGGCGCGGAGGCTTGCCACCAATCAATTCCATTTGCGCGGGCTTGCGATAGCCCTGGCGGTTGGCTACAGCTGTACTCATGCCAACCTCCGCTTCGGTGCTTCTCCGGTGTAAAGCTCTCGGCGACCCCATGTTTTGCGATCAATGCGCGATGCGCCCGCAGCGGTGGCAGCGTCGGCAATCAACTCCAGATTCACCGCCACCCGGCGAACGCTGCCCCCGGAAATTTCTACCAAGTGTGCTAGCAGGTCTTCCGCGATATCCACGCCCGGGGCGTACAGCGGTGCCAGTTTCACCGCATCTTCCAAGGTGACTGGCTGCGCCCCCACCCAGCTCAGAATCCGACCGTGAAAGCGCTCCCATTTTTTAAGCTTGGTGGGCATTTGCTCTTCGCCAATGATCAGAATCGGGGCGTGACTGGCTTCGTACAGATCGCGAATCAACTCCACCGCCTTTTTCTCTACCAGGTGATCCATCTCGTCGATAATCAGGGGGCGGCCGCTCATCGCCAGCTCCTGCGCTGCCTGGTCCAGCATTTCCGGGATGGTCTTCGCCGGCTGCATGCCCATTTCATGCAAAATGGCCAGCAGGGTATGCTTCTTTGTCCACACGCTTTTGGCCTGCACGTAGTAGGCGCGGCGGCGGCAGGCTACATGGGTAGCCGCTACCGATTTACCAAACCCGCTCGGGCCATACAGACACACCATGCCCGGCAGACTGCCGGTGCGATCAATGGCGCGCTCAAGAGCCACATCGCACAGGCCCAGGTTTGCAGTTTCAGCTACGCCGTTGACGGCCAATACTTTCTCGTTCAACATATTCATATCGCTCTTTTCTGGTGATTGTTTGGGGCTCATCGGGCTGCAACCGCTGGGCCCCAGTCGTCAAAATCTTCTTCCCTGCGCTTCTTTGATCGGTATTCGGCACTTCTCGGGTAACGCTCCACCCAGTCTTTCGCATCGCTATCGATCGGCCTGGCACCGCTGGCATACTCTTGGTATAGGGTGTAACGCTGGTCGGGAGTCATGCTTTCGAACCGGCTCAGCGGCAAAATCTCCTCCTCTACCGGCTGATGCAGACTGCGTGATTGCGCTCGTATCAGCTCCCCATTAATCGTGCCCAGGGCGCCCAGGCTCATGCTGTTGTCGTGCTCCAGCAGCGGCTGGCCACGGCGCTCTTCCTCAATCTCCTGAATCTGAGCCTCCTTGCGACGCAGTCGGCCTTCAAACCGCTTCTCGCGCGCCTGCTCAACAAACGGAACCGGGTAGTAGTCGGTGCGGTTAGCGTTCCACTCCGCGCGGCATATCAGGCGGTCGTGCTCTGGCTCAAAGATCCAGATGTGGTTGGCGTTGTTCAGGTCGTAAGCCACGTGAACCTCCTCGCCGTGCCACTCGGTCAGCTCATTGCTGAAATACCGGTTGGCGAAAAGCTCGATCTCGCCACGGCGAACCTTACGGGTAACCCTCGGACGGAAGATCTGGGCGGCTTCATCGCCAGTTAGCATTACCGGCTGCCAGCCCTGGTCTACGAACATTTGCCACTGCTCGTCCGGGGTTGCATGGCGGCGCTTGCCGGTGGCATCAGTCACTTTCGGCAGGGTGCTGTGGGGCCGACTGTTGTACCAATCCACTCGCGCATGCACCCACTCCATGAACTCAGGAAAACCCATCAAGTGCATGGTGCCGCCTTCACGGATAGCCTTCCGGCTCATCTTGAACTGGCTCTGACGCGCCTGCTGATCCATGTCAGCCCCCATATAGCCCGGCAGAGTTTTGGCGCCACTCACCCAAAGGGTTTGGTGTACACGCTCAACCACGCCACGCGCTTGCGAGTTGTAAGGGATGGAGTGCGTCATGGTGGTGCCCAGGCGGGCCATTACTCCGGTGGCTTCGTCTTTGAGCATGGCGTTGCAGTAGCCGGAGCCGTTATCCACGTAGTTGATCGCTGGCACTGCCTTTCCGCAGGCATCCATGAAAGCGTCCAAAACCGCAATACCGCTCTCAGCCAAGGCCACGGAAACGCCCACCACTCGCCGGGTAGCGATGTCTATCCAGGTAGTCACCTCTGGCCGGAAGGGCCGCCCGTGCAGTGGGTGCTGAACCTCGCCATCGAAGGTGTGACCGTCGGCGCTGTAAATGTCCGCCGGCAACAACTTGCTGAAGTCGCGCCGAGTGAACGGCAGGATGTTTTTCAGCTCGCGGGCGCCCATGCGGCCCTGGTTCTTGGCGATGTTGCCCATTTTCTTGAGAAAACGGCGCACCGAATCAATGCTGGGCGGCTTGCCCTCGCCCTGCCAGTTCGCCACCATTTCTGCGTGGGCAGCGTTGATGGACGGCTTTTCCGGGCGCTGCCAGCGCATCAGGAAATCGTTTGCCCAGACCGGTACCGGATCGGGTTGGCGCTTCTTTGGGGCCAGCTGCTTAACGTCTGTGTAGAGGTAGCGTTTTAAGCTGCGCAGACTGGGGTAAGGCGAATTCCCGCCTCTCCCGCGCCTGTCTTTGGTCATGCGTAAAGCCTTGTCCAGCGCCGGGTTGCTGATCGCCAACTGCCCCACCTCGGCATGGGTGAGCAGGGTTGTCATGGCGGCCTGCTGGGTTATGCCCTGAGCCTCTAGGCCCCGGATAGAGTTGATAATGGTTACCCGCGCATCCGCGGCCGATCGCTGCGCCTCCGTTAGTGGTAGGCTGCCAAACGCCTTAACGGCGGGTGCCAACTGTTGCGCCGGCTCCACAGCTCGCGTTAGAAGCTCGCCAGCCATGCGGCTTTCTAACGCCCTGCGCGCTTCAAACGGCAGATTGCTGATGTGGTATTCAAAGCCGCCACCGCGACCCATGCGCTGCTGAGCCTCCCAGGATTCGCGCTTGGCTTTTTTGATCATCCCTGCTTCGCTTTGCGGCATGGCAGGAAGTTTCGCCGAGGCCAGCTCGCTCGCTGTGAACCACTCTTTCATGACATGCACTCCCAAAGCTTGGCGCCCTGAAGGTCGTTGCCGTCTATGGCCGTAAACTCGCTGCCTTCGTCGCTGAATGCGAAACAGCCAGGCATAAAGCCGGAAGGCTCAGGTAGGTCCAGCGCCCACATGATCACCTGGCCGCGAAAGCAGATGAGATAGCCTTCGTGAAGGTCATGCTGCTCACGAAAGCGCATGCTTGCCTGGCGGTTACGTTCACAGCGGCCTCTTGTTTTGCTGTCATGGAGTACGCTCTGATTTAGCGCTGCTTTGCTCACTGGTCACCTCCCAAGAGCAACTCAGGCTGCTGATGCTTTGCTACGTTTCCGCGCTGATGAGCCAGATCCTCAATCAAGATGGTCAGTGCGCCCTCCACCTCTTCCTGCTCACACCGCCCTTCGTAGAAATCAATCAGCATGCCCATCACCTGGTTGGTGTAGGCGCTGACCTCGTTCAGTTCCTTATGGGTGGCGCGACGGCCAACCGGGATTTCAACCAGCATCCGGTTGGAGCTGGTGGCGAGGTATTGGGTTACGAAGTGTGCGCCGCAGGCGTTCTCAAACGCAGGGATTAAGATTGCAGGCATACGCCCGCTTTCCAGATACTTATAAAGCGTGAAATGACTGGGCATGCCCATCAGGTCGGCAATGCGATCCACGCTGCGGTTCAGCTTCTCGCGGGCGTGCTGAACGTTCAGCTCCATGCCTCGCCGAAGGCTAATTGCCCGTTCGTGTTTCCAGTTTTTGCGTGTCATTTGTGGTGCCGCTCCAAACTCATGAGCCAAACAAAAAGGTGATTTGTGCCTGTTCGGTGTCGCTTTCAGGGCATAACCTGAAGGCAAGTCTCAAACTGAGGATTCACCCATGGCACGAAGTAGATTCAACTTGCTGTCTGGCGAAAGGAGCGGTGTTACACTGAGCGTGCGTATGGCGTGCATAGCGAGTTGGCCAGATTACCTGGGGCTCCACCCCCAGAAACTCAGCCACAATGCGCTCCACCTTCGGGTACGGCATCTTGAAAACGTTGTAAAACGTGGTGGGGTTGTTGTAGCCGTTCCGGCGCGCCAGCTCGGCCACGCTGATACCGCATTTGCGGATCTCGGCGGCAATGTCTTGGCGGTGCCAGTCTTGAAGTTTTGAGCGGGTCTCTGACTTGCTCATTTTTTTAGCCTCTTGTTAACCAGTTTTATGTAAGCGTGTGGGTCACTGCTTTACGTAAACAGGTTAGCACTATAGACCGAGAGAAAACAACTCCTTGGTGCTAATAAATTCGGTTCAGAGTTCTTATGCTCGCACCAAAGTGGCGTTTTTAATGTAAAGCCCTTATTTAACAGGCGGTTAAGTGTTATGTCTGGCGAAGAAAAGCACTCTGAACTTAGTTCAGACATTCAGCCCTACAACCCTGAACTCTTTTCAGAGCGACTTAGAATCGCTATCGGGAACGAATCCACCAACAGGTTCGCAAAAAAGTGCGGAATCGGTGAGAGCCTGGTGCGCAAGTACCTAAATGGATCTCTGCCAGGTATAGACAAAGCTTTGGCCATGGCCAGGGCAAGCGGTGTAAGCCTTGATTGGCTGGTATCTGGCGAAGGGAGCATGCGGGCAGATGAAAAGGCCGACGAAGCCTCCCTAGATGATGAGTTCGCCATGGTGCCCGGCTACAACATCCAGGTGGCAGCGGGTGATGGGGCGCTGCCGGGGCCGGAGAATGCCACGCGAAAACTGGCTTTCCGGCATAAGTGGTTGAGGTATCGGGGGCTTAAGGTGAAGAACCTAGCGCTCGTCTTCGCCAAGGGCGACAGCATGGAGCCGACCATTGACGACAATAACACGGTAATGATTGACACCAGCCAGAAAGAATTGCGTGATGGGTCCATCTATGTGATCCGCACTAATGATCACCTGATTATCAAGCGTATCCAGACTCGCCTGGGAAGCCAGGTGCTCCTGATCAGCGACAACAAGGCTTACCCACCCATTGAGGTCAGCATGGACGAGGTTAACGACCTGGAAGTAATAGGCCGGGCGGTCTGGATTGGAAAGGATCTTTAGCGGCCGGTCGCCGCTGTGCTCGGCGTTAGCCACAAACTGGTGCGAGACTTACTAATTCGAAATAAAGTAAGCGAACATTACCCGGAGATATAAGCCAAATCCGGATGGCCAAAAAACGATTTCAATAGTCGTGGCAATTTTTGCAAACGTCGAAGCTGCCGGTAAACAGTGCTCCG